ACCAAACCGCAAATAAAAACAGAAGACTATCGAAGTATTACGCCTTATTGGTGTAACCGATTTTTACTTTTTAAGGGAGAGGTAAAATCAAAAGAGTTCTGGGATAATGAGTTTTTTAATGTAGACTGCACAACTCCAGAATTATTACTAATCAAGTATATTGAAAGACAGATAGTCACATTTAAACAATTTGATTTTAATATAATGACTCTCGGTTATCCGAAATCAACTGACACTTCACGAATTTTAAAACTCGAACACAAAGGAATCGAAATTAGAGAAGGGAACCCAGATTGGGGAGCTAAACCAGGAACGTTGTATTTTGTGATTAAGCACGGTAAAATTATAAACGAATAAAAAATAAGTAATGAAAATAGGAGACAAAATTACAATAGAACTGGAAGCCGTTAAGCCAATCGTTTCGGGTAGTTGTATTGGGTGTTTTTATGATTATAATAATATTTGCAATAGGCAAAAACCAAAATGTAAGGATGAAGATTTAATGTTTGTTGTTGTTGAAAAACCCAAAGAAATTTAATATTAATACAGATAGAAAAATAAGCCATGAAAGCAAAAGAAAGACTTTATAGGGTAGGTATTTTATTTGCAAGTCATTTTGACGAAGGAATTTGTGCAATTAGAGATGAAAATGTTGACTCTTATCTTGCTTTGGTTGAATCAATAATCATCGACGGACAACTTTACCAATGCCAAATGCTTGTCACAAAAGCAGAACATGTATTCTTAGCTTCAAAGGATGATGTTAAGCTTATAAAGTACACAGAAGTAAAAAATAATAATGTTGATTCAATGGAGTTTAATAATTGTTCAAATTAAAACCAAAGAAGATGAAATTTGAAACTTACGAATTAGCCAAAGCCCACTTAAACGAATTGGGTTACAATTTTCTATCAGGAAACGAAATTTTAGCTACCTTTGTGAATGCAACCGGAAACACTGCTTTTAGTTGGCAGAATGGAGTTAATGAAGGAGATGGTTGGTCAATAGAAATTAAAAAGTAATTTAAGAATACGCTTCCCCACAAAAAGGACAATAAGTTAATTTTACAGTTGCTTGAAATTGCTTTGTTCTTACTCCTGTTTTATATATACCTACTACTGGCAAATAAAGAACCATTACCCCTGTTTCTGGATCAAATTTCTGAGTTGTAAACTTTACACTTTCAATCGTTGAACTATTTGGATTAACCTCTAACATTCTTGCGGTTAAGGCTGTTTGTTTGTCTGAAAAACAGGTACACATGGTTTTTGTTTTTGCGTTAATAATCTTCAAAAATAAGTTATTCTAATTTTAAATCAAAAAATAACCAAAAATATTATATTTGCATTGAATTAAGTTCTATTTTAGTACTTAGTTATTCTTAAAAAGAATTAAATTTGTGTAAATATTAAAATATGGATAGAAGATCAATAACAAGAACCGAGGCTAGAGATATGGAGGCAAAAATAAAACCTGCAATAAAAGCCTTGTCGATGAGTGTAATGAGGACGGGTCGAATACCTGATAATCTTGTTGGGTATAAAGTTCCTGCCGGCGATTTTGATACAAATGGGATAAAATGCCAATTGCAAGTCTGGGCTGTTTATTCAAAAAGTCATCGGATTAAGAAAAATGAAGTTGTTCCAATTATTAGAAAAGGAGCGATTTTGTTTAAGTTTAGATTGTGGATTAAGTACATTGTTGATTGGTCAAATATAGGAAGAGTATGACGAAGAAGTTAACAAAAAAAGATGTTGCAAAAGCAAAAAAACGCTTTCAAAACAGAAATATAACTAAAGCCAAAAATCTTTATCTATACTTAATGGGATCAGGAGTATTTATGCTTGCTTATCTTGTTGTGTTTGTTGTGTTTCATACGCCGTTTGTGTTTCTTTTCACCCCAATCATTTTAATTGGTGTGTATTTTGCTTTTTTGATGATAAAGAAGAATTGGAAGTTAATTTTTCTTTTCATTCGAGATATGGAACAAGGTAAATTTATGTTGTTTTTAAACGAAAACACACATTGGTCTGATGAACACAAAATGAAGGTTGTAAATTGGGTTTACCTTCGAAATAAAACAATTAGGAGTGAATATTTAGCCAAGTTGACAAATAAAGCAATGAATGGTGTTGAATTATCTAAAGAAGAGAAGGTTTTCTGTCGATATAAGACGGTTTTTTGCCCTCAGCAGATACTTGATGGGTTTAACCGGGCGATGCTTGTAAATGCGCTTATTTACGCTCATGTAAATATTCATCTATTAGACCAGGAATTAAGGGATATAATGGAATTGACTGATGAAAATATGTCCGCTTTTGATATTAGTGTTGAAATTGATAAATGCCGAAAGAAATGATCATAACCGCAATAATATTATCCGCTACTATGTTTTGTTATTACCTATATGTTGGGGTGATTTACAATTTTGTAAAAAGTGGGTCAATTTATAACACTCCAAACAAGGACGTGTTTGAATTAAGGTCAAAATATGATGTCAAAATAAAGACATATCGAAGAGAAGGTCGGCATTATGGGTTTTGTTGGTGGAATACTATCTATCTTAATGAAAGGCTTTTCTCAATGAAACACCCGAAAACAAAAGAGTTATTAGCTTTAAAATGGACATTTCATCACGAATATTATCACTTGAAACATCATATTAAAAAAGTGGCAGGATTAAGGTTGTTGATGTCTTTGACTCCAATGCTTTTAATTGTAGGTTTTTGGGTATTTATTGCAGGATTATTTTGTTTATCCGCTATTATTGAGTATCTTGTGAATAATAAGTTTGAAAAACAAGCCGAAGTTTATGCAGAAAAAATGATGAAAGATGGCAGCACTGAGAACTGAAAAGAAGAATTGTGTAATTCAGGAGTTTTTGACTTTAATTAAGTCGAATGTGAACTACGAAACTAATTACTTATACTCAGAGGCAGGTAAGAAAGCTTTTATATCAGGGAAAAGAGCGGGAGACATTGTTCGAGCTTACTATAAAACGGTGATTGATGCTAACCCTGATATGCTTTTGTTCATGGAAGATCTTGATTTAGATGTGGTGCTTAAGAAAAGGGACGATGTTGTGTTGTTGTTTGCAGAAAAATTCACTCTTGTTCCTAGAGAGGCAAGGCATATAATAAGACAAATTAAAGCAATGGGGGTTTAGTTGTGACAAAAAGACACAATGTTCCCGATAAAACATATCAAAATGGCTGAAAATATTAAAGAAAATCATTTTAAAGAACATCCAGGACAAAAATATTTTACTCGTCAAATAGAATACTGGAAGAAACGCTGTGAGTTGGCTGAAAAAGTAATTGAAATATGGGAACCAGAATATTATCCAAACAACTCATGGACTTTGTGGATGAATTTCAGAAGCAGGGGAGATGTTGCCGTATTTTTACCAAGACCTGTTATTGATGCGCCTGATGCGATGCCTATTCCCCATCCAATGCACGATAATTTCAGGGCAAAGTATCCATTAGAAGAAATGAAAGGAAAAGCCGATGAGCTTGCTAATTTCTTTAATTCCTTAGATACAGAAGAGTCTGAGTATGTTAATTCGCTTTTGGAAAGAGGATTGATAAATTATCAAAAATTAAAGGAGGGATAAACTATGGCCGGACTAACAACACAACAAGAAAAATTTGCTCAATTGGTTTCTGAGGGAAATACTTATGCAGATGCTTATCGTGGCTCTTATAATGTTAATCCAGAAACAAAGGAAGAAAGCATTTGGCAGAGTTCTTCTCGTATTATGTCAGATATCAAGGTTCAATCAAGGGTTAGGGAATTGCAATCTAACAATATAAAACGAAACGAAGTAACCCTCGATGAGATAATAAAAGAGTTGTCGGAATGGCTTAGATTTGATCCTATTGAGTTTTTTGATGAGAATAATTGCATGAAAAACATGCATGATTTATCACCGACCGCTCGAAAGCAAATAGCGGATATTCGGATTCAGGAAACATGGGGAAATAGTGATGGCTCCAAATACAAGACTGGAGAGATTAAAAACATCAAATTCCTCGACAAACAAAGCACGGTGGATAAATTTATGAAATACTTTGGTGCTTATATTACTAAAGTAGATGTAGGAATTGATGACTTGTCGCACTTGCAAGAGGTTTTAAGTGGGATTAAAAAATAACCTACTCAAAAACCACTTTGTTGGTTCTTTTAATCTTTGGTTTATCAGCCATCTCATTGTGAACCTTTAAAGCAACAGCATAAGCAAGGGCGCAATTTATCTGTTGCCCTTCTTTTGCGTCTATCTCTCCAGTTTCTTTTTTCCTTTCGATTAATGAAATCTCATTTAAAACCTTCAGTGGAATGTTTTCAATATTGTTCTGTCGGATGTTCTCTTTCAAATTGTAATACACCTCACGCCTGGTTGATGTGTTGATCTCAAATCCATATTCGCGCTCTCTCTTCTGTTGTATGTCATTCACAGATAATCGAGAATACAATTCATCGTAATGAATAGATCGAATCTCTTTAATTGCCATGTGTCCCATATCGAGTTCTTCAGGTGCCGACTGTCCATATTCGTTTTGAACACAAACAACCAATTTTGCCATGTCATACATTGAGGCTAACTCAATAGCCCTCTTTGCTGCTTTCATCGTGGTTATCTGGTCTGAAACGTACATTGCGGGAACTGTTAATCCCATTCGATCAACAATTAATATTGAAGTCTCTCCTCCTCTGTCGGCTTCCATTCGAAGAACCATCACGCAAATATATCTATACTTGTGTAGTTTGGTTGGGAAGTCAAACAGTTGGATATCCCCCTTGTCGTTTTCCTTATACTCAATATGAAACTTAAACCTTTCTTGTCTTGATGTTATTTGGAACGGAACGCTATCCATTGTATTTTTTGCCAGTCTTTCAAGGAATACTGATTCAATGAAAGTATTTTCGGCAAAATAATAATGATTTATTGCATATCCTAAATTGTCTACGTGTTCGTCGTGTGACGCTCTTGGAAACCCGCAAATCTGAGTTATTGATGACTCGTTCCAATTACCTTTGAGTACTTTTATTCTGTGCGATTCTGCTTTTGGTTTAATGACCTCGTGTCTTGCTTTTTTCCCTGAAGCTACAAGTTTTTTCTCTTGTGTTGAATGTTCGCCTATCCGGACAAAATTGTAATCAGTCTCAAATTCGACATAATCCGCCAGTGAGTGTCCTGATGCTTTTGGTTCGATGAATATTCTACTTTTTGTTTTATCAAGCTTGTTAGTTTCAAATAGATCTTTAATGAACGCTAATAGGTCGGGGAGTTTTTTGTAAAGATCCCATGACTCTCCCCAGATAATATTATTCCCTTGTTTGCAAATAAGGTCGAGTCCTGATGGATCATTTTCTGTTTTCTCTGTATAGGCACCATCAACCCACAAATCCCAAACTATATCATCGTTTACGCTTTCTATTACCTCAAACATTGAGGGTTTAATGTCTTGTTCTTCGAGGTTAAACGGCATTTGTAAATATTGACCGGTGTATCCTAATTCTCCCATTTCTATTTTAATCACATTTAACACCTCTTTTGATCGTCGATTAGGGTCTAGGATTCCGTCTGTGTATAACTCAATGGCTGATTCGGGTACAACCTTTGTTGTGTTCGTGATCTCAGCAGGAAGGCAAACATGAAAAATATCAAGCTTTTTATTTAGAACGTGTCCACAAATGTCGTTTTCGTGTAATCGTTGAGAAATGTAAATATCTAAATAACAAGATGGGTTTTTTCTTCGAGATATTGTTGTTTCATCATTCCATCTATTTGCTTTCTCTCGTTCAACATCAGATTGCGCTTGCTCTGCTGAAACTAAGTCGTCTTTAATGAATAAATCAGCATGCATACCAAGAATTGTTCCTCCAACAGATGTGTTGTATCGGTTTCCTTTAAAGTTGTTGAGAATTTCGTTTTGATTTTGTTTTACTATCTCAAGAGCTTTCCCGTGTTTTAGTTTGAAAATATTATCAAATAATAGGTGCCATTTTGCGCTGTCGGTAATTGACCTTGCTTTATATGCGTGTTGACTTGATAGGGTTGCAGAATATGAAATGTTCGCCGTGGATAATGTTGGACAATGCAGCCATACCCACATTGGTAAAGCAATAGTGCAAATTGTAGACTTAGAAGAACCAGGAGGAACGTTTATAACAATTGTTTTCATGAGCTTTTCTTTTCGAATAAGCTTCATTGCATATACCTCCAGTGTGTCACACAGGTATTTGATGTGCTTTGCATCAATGTATATTTCCCCCGACATTTCAGGCCAGAATGTCTTAAAAAAGAAGTAAAAGGAATTGAAGCACTCAACTCCTATTTTTGCAGCTTCTATCTCTAGTTCTTTTCTTTGATCTAAAACCTCCATTATTTATTTTTTGTAGGTTTCATTGTACCACCTTTCAGCCATCTCTAATACTTCACGATCTTCACCGTCTAATTTGTCGAGGAATTCTTTTTTGTATTCTCTTGGAAGGGCATTTGTAACCTCTCCTTTTTTAATACTCGTCTTCATTCCTTGGGTTGTTCCTCCGAGGGCTTTGTATTTAGCCAACCAATGATTCTCTAGTTTTGTGTCCTTAAATTTCTTTGCCTGCTTATAATAGCGTAAAGCAATTGATTTTTCGGTTGGGTCTCCACTTGGACGCTCATATTCTTTCTCATCAAGAAAGTTGTAAATTCGCTGTCTCATGGCGTAATATGCAGCTTCACCCGGATCTGTTTCGTATAAAACTAACCCAATAAGCTCTTTCCCTCCTTTTTTGAGTGGTTTTTTTGTCATAAACCTATACACTTTATCGAGAGACACCATTCTAAAGGCGTGTTCTGCCCTGTCAATTATTGGTCGAGGATGAAGAATGTCTGGATATACTGATTTGCCGGTAATCAATTCTCCTGTCAATCTTTCAAATGGCATTGCTCCTTGTCCTACTCGATTAACAAAGGCACTGCCGGCTTCTTTTACTTTCTTCCCTGCTGTGGTTTTGCCTGTTCTGACATCTTTTACGTCTTGGAAAGCATCTTCCAATCCAACAAACGAAAGAACGTCTGAGAATGCGCCTTGTATTCTAAGGGTAATAATGCTTCCATCATCACGTCGACCTGTTATTAACCTTAGCTGTCTGTTGCCTGTTTTGGTCAACTCATCATCTTCGTCTGGAAAAAACAACCTATTCCATGCGGTTATGAGAGCTGACAATAACATTATCCTTGCGGCAAGAGCTGTAGATGAGATTGCGGTCTTCCTGATTGCGGCACCCACTGTTCTAGGTGCGCTGTTTGTGTCTTGATATGTGTTCCGGAGAAGTTTGTAATATCTCGGTGCGTTTATTTCCATCCATGACCAGAAAGGATATGCATGAGATCTTAGCCAAACACCACCTTGTGAAAGGTTTCCATAGTCACCAAGAAGTTCGCGTGCCATCTTCCCTGCTTTCTCTTCGTTGCTTCTGAGGGCATCAACAGCTTTTGGATTAGAAACACCGTGGTGAATTTTGCCAGCATTGAGTTCTTCTTTGAAAAACTTATATGCAGCAAGTCTGAGCATTCCTTCCCTAAAATCATTCAATGAGGTTGCTGTATTCCAGTATTTATTGAATAGGTTATTGTCTCCTGTTAGTGTTTTGAATACACCCTCGTTGTTTACATCAGGTATTTCTTGAATAGACAAACCAGAAGAGATAACAGCGTTTTCAATAGCCTCGCGCATATCTTTTGACATTCCCTTTCCTGTTGCTTCGTTGTAAAGTTCTTTTGCGGCTGTCCATGCGTATTTTGGTTGTAGTATTTTCGGATTGTAAGCAAAAACAATATCTAAGTCTCCTGAAAGGTTATTGATCATATATTTACTCAGTCTTGCAGGATTGAGTAATATCCATTGTTTCCATGTTGAATTAAAGAATCTCATTCCTCTGACCGGCAGCATTTCTTTTGTTGGAGTTTTCATTTCATCCAACTGGTTTGCTATTGCCGTTGGAATTACCCAAAGTGTTTGATCTGCCTCGGCTAA